TATCTTGCAAGGGCTTCTTTTGTTTGTTATTGGGAAATATATTCTCAAGGTAGTTTAGCGAAACTTGCTCCCTCTATTACCCAAGCAACTATGATTCATATGCTTCATAGATTTATTGAAATGGATTCCCAAGAGGAAATAGAAATTGTTACTATGATGATGCAGAACTTTTTGCGTCTTTTAACTAAGTTAGATAAAAATGAAAATGAAAACGGTGAGTCCAGTGAAGAAGAGTGAATGGATTTACTTGGCAAGAAATATGTGGGCTTTTGCCGACACTAATGAGGGCAAACTTAGTCCTCTAATTAAAGAATTAATTTATTGTATAAATCAAAATATGGAAGTGATTGTAGATGACTTGGGCGAGGATGAGTAGATTATTAGAATCAACAGATGGAATAACCCCTACTCAACAAATAAATAGAATAGCAAGAGAATTAGAAAACTTTGATGCTCCTAATCTATTGAAGATTTTGTCTCTTCAATATGAAGTCAATAACATTGGTTTAGTGAGAGCAAAAAAATGGATGGCTAAAATATTCAATGTATTTGATGATGAAATAGATGGTTATGTAAATGCACATAATGATTTAGGAGAAGCGATATATTATTTGGATTTTTCAAAAGAAGAAGAAAGCACTTTTACATTACAAGGAGCAATTAGGTTATTAGAAATAGATTGTTCTAAAATTGATTCAAACCAATTTAGATTAATTGAGGAAGCAATACTACATATGTCTCCTAATGAAAGAAGATGGTTTATTCGCTATTGGTTGAGAACTCCTCGAAATGGGATTAATGAAGGCTTAGTTGCTAAAATTATGGCTAAACACTACGATAAGAAATTAGCAGAAGTTAAGAAACATTTGACTTTTAACAGCATTAGTATTGTAGCATCCCATTATGATATGAAAGAGAACCCACCAACTAATTTATTTCATGGAACATTTGTTGCTCCTATGTTAGCAAAAGAAGTTCCTATGAAAAAGTGGCCGACCAATAAAATTGTAGATTACAAATATGATGGCAATAGGTATCAGATTCACAAACAAGATGATAATGTTATTATCTTTAATAGAAAAGGAAAGGTAGTCACTTCTCAATTTCCCGATGTGGTTGAAGTTGTTAGAAACTATGAAATTAAAAGCGTTATTCTTGACGGAGAAATATATCCAATTGATAACTACGGTAATCCTATTGAACACAAACATATGGGAACAAGAGTTCATTCTAAAAATGTAGCAGAAGCCGTAGATAAAGTAAAAGTAAAGTGGGTTATTTTTGATTGTCTTAAACTAAACGATAGAACAATTATGGATTTGGCTTACAGTGATAGATTAGAATGTTTCAAAGATTTACCCGACCAAGCACATAGAATGACAGAAGGAGAAGATGTATTAGCATTTTACAATAGAGCAATCAATGATGGCTTTGAGGGAATTATTGTCAAAGACTCTTCTTTACCCTATGAAGCAGGTAAAAGAAGTATTGGATGGGCTAAATATAAACCACCCCGAATTGAATTAGATGTTGTTATTACAGGAGCAAGATACGGTGAAGGAGCAAAGGCAAATGTGTTTGCTTCTTTTGATATTGCCGTATCAAGCCCTAATGGTTTCATTGGAGTCGGTTCAGTAGGAACAGGATTTAGTGATGGGGATTTAATTAAACTAACAAATACTCTAAGAAGAAATGTTGAAAATTATGATAACAAAACCTATCATGTTTCACCAGTGGTTGTTTTAGAAGTATCAGCAGACTTAGTAAGTAGAGACTCACAGGGAAACTTGGGGTTAAGATTCCCAAGATGCAAAAGAATTCGTGATGATAAGTTTGTTGCAGACATTAACACCTTAGAAGATGTAGAGGCATTAGAATGATAGAACAAGGGCAACTTACAATGATAGGAAGTAATACTTACCGTTGCATAAAAGTAAAAGAAGGATATGCGTATTTGAAAAACATACTTCATGAGCAAGGTAGGGCAACTAAGGTAAAGGTAGAAGAATGCCCTTATATTGAAAATGATGTTCTAATAGTTCCCGAAAAGAAAGTAGAAAAGAAACCAAGAACAAGAAGCAAACTGAACCTCTCTAATCTTATGAAAGAGCATACTGATTTACAAATATCTCGTTCAGCAAAGAATTTTTTGATGGAATGGGTTGAAACTGCTATTGCAAATCAAATTGCTTCTGCCGAGAGAAACGCTATAAGACTTGGGCATGGTAGATTAACTGCGGCTCATTTCTATTGGCTTGAAACAAATCACGATGTCGAAGGCTATTGGAAAGAACATGAGGAATATATTAACGGGTGATTCTATGGATTATAACTTTGAATATAAGATAGATTCTTTAGATAACTACATAAATACTCATAGTAAGACCTATTTGCACAAAGTTATGATATACGGAAAACCAACAGAAGAGGAACTTCATCTTCTAATAAGAGGAATAGCATTCATGATGCTTAAAACTAAACAGTTGGATTTAATCGCAACAACAGAAAAAGGCGGAATGGCGTTAGGTGTAGATGTTATTGGGGAAAAAGAAGCAGTAGCATTTAACGGCTATCAAGGAACTCTTTTACAAATAATCCTATTAGATTCTAATAAAGAATTAGATGAAACTATTCAGTTCTTACTTTGTGACGGGCTCGATTATTTAAGATATAAATATGATTATTTAGGAATGTTTGAGCGTGTTTCAGATGTTTAGTAAAGATATGGTAATAGGAATTCTTTTGTCTTCTGCTAAAATGAATTTAAGTATTTCATTGAATGAAGAAGCCAAAATAGGATATAGTGTTAAGTTATCTTTAGACATAAGAGGTAAAAAAGAATTCTTAGTCGGACTACATCGTAGTCTAATTATGCAAGGAATAGAGAGTAATCTAAAAGATAAAGAACAATTATCAAGGCCAAAGCCTATATTAAAAATAACAGGAAAATATAATCTTTGGAAAGTCAAAGAATTAGTTCCTAACTTACCAGATTCAAATGGTGAGTGGAAAGATTTTGTAAGGTGCGTAGAATTAATGAATGAAAATAAACACCTAACTCTTGATGGGTTAGAAATAATAATGAAAATAAAGGGAGTATTATAATGGGATTTACCAATCTAAAAACAATAAGACCAATTTTACTTACAGGAAAAACAGGAACAGGAAAATCAACAAAGGCTAAGACCTTTGTTAAAGACCCAGTTATCTTTTATGCTGATGATATTAATTTTGATATTGGTTCAATACCAATTGACAACGGTATTATTATTGAAGATATACACATCAAGCCCGATAAAGAAAGCATCTTATCTATTTTAAGAACTTACAAAGGGCAAATTGTGATTACTTCGATAAATGAAAAGAGCGTTCCAAAAGAAATTAAGGCTATGTGTCAAATAAAAAGAGCAGGTTCTAAAAATTTCTTAGAGGAACAAATGAAAGAACTTGCACCAAGAAGCGAAAAGCCATTTTCTTATGAAAGAGATACTTATTCTTTAGTTTATGAATATCTTAAATCTAAAGATAGGGAGTTAATTAGAGAATTATTACAGTTTAATAAGCCGTCAGATACTCAATTTTTAACTTGGTTAGTAGAAAACATACACCCCAACAGGCTATTGTTCATTGATGGCCGAGTTCGTAGAAGGTGGAGTCAAGAATACTTTTACGATATGTTAGCCTATACCCACATGGGTAGTTTTAGTGGTAGATTAAATATGCCAAAACGAGGACAATATAGTAAAATTCCTTCTTTAGCAAGAAGATTAGGAATTAAAAATGTAAATGTTCTTCATCAGTTGTTGAAGGATGATGAGTTTAGAAGTTGGGCTATGACCAAATTAAATAATGCAGAATGCCGACTTCTGAAATTGGGTGAAAAAAGAAAAAGAAAGAAGTTAGACCCAATAAAAATACAACAAACTTCTTTATTCCATTTTGGAGGAAATAAAAATGAAAAAAGTAGAATATAAAACAGTTAAAGGTTTTTTAAGAGAAGTAAAAATAACAACAGAAGAGACAATAAAATTGAATACAGGTAAAACCAATTGGATAGATGCAGATTATATGGAATTGCTTTTACATCTTGATGAGGTTTGGAAAACCCCTCGAAAGATTTTGAAGTATCTAACTATTGATAAATCTCAAGCAGAAGTCTTAATGTTTCTAAGATTTTTAGTAGATTCAGGGCTTGTCGAAAGAAGAAAGATAAATAATAAACATGCTGAATACAGAAGAACTTTTTCTAACCCTAAGCATTATTTTGGTGAGATATGATGATAGAATGCAGTTGTAAAAGTATAAATGTAGAAATAACAGAAGGAAGATTTAGAAAATCTCTACTTTGTTGTAGGTGTAGAGATTGTAGTAGAGTTTGGTATTACCAAAATTATACGGAGGAATAAAAGTGGTTGATTATGAAAAAATAAGAATGCGTTCATTGGCAGGTTTCTTTGTATGCCAAATATGGATATTTTGGAGTTATATGGCTGTTTTTTTTGAGGGCCTGCGTATTGAATGTTCCGCCTACAATACTCGGACTTATTGTGGGGCATACCTTGATGACTTTAGCGTATTTTGGATATTCTTTTTACCAATTATACATACTGTTAGTTTCCCTTTATTTTACTACATGTTTTACTATCCACAAAAATGGTATGCTGAAATGAAAGAAGGAAATACCAAAGAGGTAATCAAAGAAGTGGAAGTAATAAAGGAAGTCTTTAGAGAACCCTTACCAATCCCTCAACCCCTACCACAACATCAAGGAATTGTAATTAAAAATTATCAAGTAAAAGATGGAGTAGTGACGGAGGAATAAAAATGAAAAGTGATGAATTAGAAAGAAAAAGTGAAGAATTACGAGAAAAAGCATACGAAGCCGAACAACTTGAACAACTACTTGAGTGGGCTAATAGAGCAGAAGGCTATATTACTGATATTTTAGATAATATAGGAGAAGTTGATATTCAAGAACCTCATGGTTGGCTAAGTGAAATCATATATGATTTAGTAAGAGAAATAGAAAATAGATTGGAGAGATTATGATGAAATTTGATTATGAGAAATGGTATTGGATATTGAGAGAATACATCGGAGAAGAAGCCATGACCGACTTATATGAAATATATGCGGAGGAAGAATAATGTTATGGACTGAAAAATATAGACCAAATAAATTATCAGAATTATACGGACAAGAACAATTTGTAATGGATGCAACTTCTTGGAAAGAAGAAGGCAACATGCCTAATGTTTTGCTTTATGGTAATTCGGGTAATGGTAAAACTGCCGCCTCTATCGTATTAGGTAAAGAAATTCTTAAAGAAGGATTCAAAGATAACTTTGTAGAAATAAATGCTTCTGATGATAGGCGATTAGAAACTGTTAGAACTACAATCAAAAATATTGCCCAAAGTGGAACTATGGGTGATGTTCCTTTTAGAATCATTTTATTAGATGAAATGGATGGAATGACTACTGATGCTCAAAATGCATTAAAGAGAATTATGGAAAGATATTCTAATAACATTCGTTTTATCATAACTTGTAATGATAAAAATAAAATTATCTTTGCATTACAAAGTAGATGTGCTAATTATCACTTTAAGCCTATTTCAAACGAAAGTATGTTGGATATGGTGAAGTCCGTTCTTTCAAGAGAAAACATTACTCGATTCTCCGATGAAGAATTAGGGGGCTTTTTATACACCATGAATGGTGATATGAGGAGAGCAATTACTGAACTCCAAGCGGCCAAGTCAAGTAATACGACTCTCAAGAAGCAAGTTGAAATATCGCTAAGTGAATACAACGAATTACTATTAAAAATTACAAATAAGAATCTAAATGTGTTGGGTGAATTTCATGATTTATTGTATCAAGGCAAAACCATTAGAGAAATTTGTAATGGATTGCACGATGTTGTTGTCAGTTCGGAGGGACTTGATAGCAATATGAAATTTAAACTGTTAAGAACAGTAGGAGAAACAGAATGGCGTTCCAATAGTATGACCCCTAAAGTGCTAATATCATGGATGGTGGGACAACTATTGTAAAAATAAAAAACAAAAAAAGGTGAAAAACTATGGAAGAAAATACGAAGAATGAAATAATGAAAGGAGCAGAAGTCTTGGGAATATCTCAAGAAGATGCTATGACGAAGTTCGCTGAACTTTGTCAGCAGAACGGAATAGAAGAAACAAATCCTATCGGTTTGGGTCTTTGGCGAAACTATGTAGCAAATGCAAAGAGAAGCCAAAAGAGTGGTAATGCCTCTTCTAATGACTCTTACTACCGAGCAGCGTTTGGATTCTTTGTTTCCCTTGATGCACCAAGAGATACGATGAGTTGGAACAGAAACAAAGCAAAAGAAGAGTATTTGCGTGATGAAGACAATGCCCTACAAAACGGTATTGTTGCAGTAGCAAATCAAAATGCTTTGGGTAAGTGGTCTGTATCAAGATACTTTAATGGTGAATACCAAGAAAAGATTGTTGCAGATTTACCCGAAGGAGCAGAAACTCTTGAAGATGGCAGAATCTATATTCCTTTAGATAGCACCGCCAGTTATATGAATGGCGGAAAGAATGCTAACTACGGAAAGCCACTACCTAAAGAACAATTTAGAAGAACGGGTATCTTCTTTGGTTCGGTTGGTGGAAGTGAGAATAAAGCATGGTTCTTCTCTTACAAGAATCAAGCAGGAGTAGATTTTGCTCCTAATACTTTTGAATGGGTTCATTTCCTATGCATTGAGGGTTCTAATGGAACAGATATTTATGGAGCAAAGGACTTGACTTTGAACAGTCTAACCTTGAATAGTTCTCTTGACCCAGAAAATGAAGTATATCGTGATATGAGTTCATTTGACTTTGAACAAGCGTTGAAGGATAACTTCATGTCAAACATCGTTTCTCTTGTAGAGTTGGATAAAGAACATATCCAAAGGCAAGCAATTGCTTCTAAAGAGAGATATGTTATTACAGACGGAACAGTATGTAATATGAATATGACACCGACTTCAAACGGTAATAGAATTATCAACATTACCGATTTGAATGCCGAATTAGATTATGATAACGATTCGGGAATGGTGACTTGTTGGATTCCCGAACATCTAACTCTTGATTTCGGTATTGGTTCATCAGTTATTGTTGTTGGTAGAACAAGTCAAAGAACTGTTGATGGTGAAGTAGAGCCTGTGACAATTAATGCATCGGGTCTTTTATGCACTGTTAAACACGGTTCTTCGGTTGAAGTTTCACAACCAATGGAGGAAGACTTTGATTGGTTTTGAAGCCTAAATTATAATCCATCGGGAAGGTTCTTTCGCCCGAACTCAGCAAGTGTAAGCATAAACTTGTGGATAAAATTGATGCTCGGAAGGGTGCGAAGCCCTATTAGGTGATATTATGAATGAAATATATGCAAATGCAATAAAAACAAAAAGAGCATTTATCCATTTTGATATGATTCAGCATTTTAGTTGGAATATCATTGGGGATAATAATTACGAATTGAAGATATATTCTCAAGCGGGATATATTATTGAAAACTTTAACAAGTCTTTCTTTGAATACTTTCTAAAGTTATACAAAGAATACAAAGAAGTAGGTGAACAAATATGAATGAAAAATTTATGAATTATGAAAATAAATGGATTGTTGATTTATCAAAGGTTGATTTCATTACAATGAAAGAAAACTGGGAAAACAACAATATCCACATTAAACTCCATTTAGGAACTAAAGAAGTTAGATTAGAACTTTCTTCTTTAGAAGAAGTGGAAGAATTAAAAATGAACTGGCAAAAAGCAAATAGGTGATAAAAATGGGATTGACAAGCAATAAAAATACACAAGCAACAAGTTTAGAAGCACAAGGTAATGCAAGAGTAATTGCCTTTGCTGATAAATTAAAGAAACAAACAGAAAGTAGATTAGCAAGAGAAAACCGATTAGTATGTGGTATTTGGGGAGAACCTAAAACTGTAAAAAGCGGATTGGCACTTGATTTTCCCGATAAACAAATTTATGTTTTAGATTGGGATGATGGTTGCGAACCTACTTGGAGACAAAACCATGAAATGACTGATAGAATTACTCTTTGGAATCCCGAAGTTAGAAATCAAAATGGTGAATTAGATATACAAAAGTCCGAAGCAAATTCAGAAGACTTTGTTCTTTATGTCAAATCTAAGATTGAAGAAGGCGAAGATGTAGTCTTTGTATTCGATGGAGTAGATAAGTGGCTTGATTGTTGCACACTTCATGTCACTGGTAGTTCAAAGATTGGAAAGCCACAAAAGATGAAGTTTGAATGGGGTAAAAGAAACGCTCCTTTCTATTCTTTGCTTCTTATGTGTAAGAATCTAAATTGTGACCAAGTGTATATTACTCACGCTAAGTCTGATTATGGGGCAACAGGTGAAGTAATTGGAAACAAACCCAATTGGCATAATTGGGGTGATTACTTGCATCAGATTATTACAACAAGAAGAACACTCCGTAAAGGAGATGTGGTCTATAAGGCTGAACTACTTAGCAGTAAAACAAATACCGAACTCGTAGGAAAGGTTTGGGAATCTTTAGAAATAAAAAATGGAAATGTAAATTGGAATGGTATTCCCGAATTGCGAGATGGTAAGGTATGAAATTTAATGTAAATAGCAACGAACTAAAAGAAGCATTAGAAAGCCTACAAGTAAAAGGTAAGCATCTAACAAATAATGGATTCAGTAGTAGTGATTTTGGGAGTATCTTTTACGCCCATATCTATGAAGATACTCTATCATTATACAATGGTGACTCTACCTTTATGCTAAAGATTACTTTGCAGGTAGAAGAAGGAGAGAACGGTAGTTTTGTTGCCGATTCTTCTCTTATTCTGCCTTATTTGAAATCATTTGGCGATATAGTAAATGTTGTCGTAGGTGATTACATATCAATGTCAAGTGGCACAAAGAAAGCCAATGTGCCTAAACTTGTAGAACACCCATCTAACGATGCATTACAAAGACTAATCCAAATGACCAATCATGTTAGATATGAACCAAATCCACAAACAATGTTTGCATTTGGTAATTCTAACTTTGAAGGAGCATTTACTCTTAGTCAAAATGTTTTCAAAGGTTGTATTAAGAATGCCGAATTAGTAAAGTCGGGTATTTACAATCTTAACTTCCATGAGGGAGTAGTTAAGATTACTTCAACTACAAACGCAACTACTTCTTATGAAGAGAGTATTACTCCTACATTTTTAACAGGAGATTCAGCAACACTGGACTTTAGTTCTCCATTGTATTCTTTCTTTGAGAAAGACCAAATGTTAAACTTCTATGTAAAAGATGAGTTCCCTATGTTAATCGTAGCAAATGATAGGTTAGTTTTGAAAGCCCCTTATGTCGGTGGTAATTGATGATTATTAGCAAATGTGATGATGGTAAAAGTATCTTTTTATCATGGAGAGAGAATGGAGAGAAACAATTTAATATTGTGCCTTTCAGTCCTTATTTCTATATATTGGATAGCCAAGAGGAAATTCCTTCTTATTCTCCTTCTAAATACATTACAAGAGATTTTGAATATATTAAAGGCGATTTTGTAAATCTTGATAAAGAACCATTAAAGAAAGTTATCGTAGAAAATTCTTTTGATTTAAGAAAAGCAAAAGATTTGTTTAAGCAAACTTATGAAGCAGATGTTCCTTATCACTTTAGATATGCAGTTGATAATATTCATGAAATGCCCGAATACGATTTAAGAAAATGGTATTGGGATATGGAATGGCAACAAGGCGGAGAATATCACGATTGTATTACTACTATCGTAATGTATGATAATTATGATAAAAAGTATTACCAATGGGTATGGTTTCCTAATGATAAACCATTAGATACTGTATTTGATACAGGGGTTAGGTATATTTTCAGTAATGAAAAAGATATGCTTGAAAACTTCATGAGAACAATGCTTACTAAAGACCCCGATATGCTAATTGCTTGGTTCGGACAAAGATTCGATTTGCCTCATTTGATTAAAAGAGCCTGTGCTTTAGGATTAGACCCTCGCATAATGTCTCCTATTGCATCAATTAAGGGCATTTCTAAGGCGAAGGAGGGCTTCAAATTCGCATATGGTGAAAAGGGATTCTCGCCAATAGAACAACCAATTGGAGGCCGCATAACTCTTTCTCTTGATTTGGCTTTTGAAAGACAATGGAATGATTCTCAAAGAGGAACATTACCTTCTTTGTCTTTGGAATATGTTTCTCAATTATTATTTGGGGAAGGTAAAGTAAAAGAAAGTAAATTTACAGATAAGAATGAATTCTTTCGTAGGGCTTGGTTAGAAGATACAGAAGTGTATCTTGAGTATGCTTTAGTTGATGTAGAATTATTAGTTAGAATAGATGAAACTAATTATTGTAGTGAAGCAGTTATATCTCTACAAAGACTACTAAAAGCACCATTTGATGCTTGTTTCTATGCTTCTCATATGGGTAGTATTTACTTTATGAGAAATGCTTGGTGGAAAGCACCAACAGGAGATAAAAGCGTAGAAAGAAAGGATTATGATGGGGCTATGATTTACGACCCGTTAAGTGAAAATACTAATGGGTTACATCTTAATGTCGCTGCTTTTGATTTCGCAGGTCTATATCCTTCTATGATGATTGCAAGAAATATTTCTTGGGAAACCAAATCCGAAGAACCTACTGAATTTGGTGTAAATATTGCTACACCAAGAGATTTTAGCGAGATAAGTAGAGTAAAAATGCTTTACTATAAAACAGATAAATTAGGTCTTTTGCCAAGAGCAGTATTGGAATTGAAAGAATTAAGAAATGAATATAAGCGTCTGATGAAAGAAGCAAGAGAAAATAATACTGGGGAATACCAAAAATGGTATAATAATCAAATGGCAGTAAAAAGACTAATGGCATCTTTTTATGGTATTGTTGCCTTTCAAGGATTTGGATGGGCTGATGTTGATTTAGCCTCATCAATTACTGCGAGTGCAAGAGAGGCTATTAGGTTAGCCGCATTTAAAGCAAAGGAGATGGAATCTTGACCGTTCAATTTTGGGTAGCATTGGATAGTCATGATAGAATAACTATCAATAATGCCCTTAGAGGAAAAGAATATCAGTGTTTAGAATGCAACGGTATTATGATACCGAAAAAAGGCGAAATAAAACAACATCACTTTGCCCATAAATCAGACTATTCTTGTAGTGGAGAAGGACAAAAACATCTTTACATTAAAGAATTGATTTTTGAAATTCTTCAATTAGACGAATATTTATTAAATGGTGCTAAAATATACATGGAAAAATCTTTCTTAGGATTAAGACCAGATATTCTAATAAAATGGAATAAAGATAGATATGTTGCGATAGAAGTTTGCGACACATCTGAATCTTCAAAAGATAAAAAGAAAATATATGGTAAAAATATGATTGAGTTCAAAATCAGTGATTGGAAAGAAGAAGAAATGACTAATCCTATTTACATTTTTAATTCTGTATATCCTATTTTATTTAGAAAAATTTTCAACATAACTTTTGAAGAAAAACAAAGGAAACTTAAGGAGTTAAACTTAGAATATAATAAATTGTTAAGTGAATATAAGCAAGCCCAGTTGATTTTTAACAAAGACTTTTCTTATATTGATGGAAGTTGGGGAGACTTATCAAGAATACAAGATTGCCCACCCCGAACTTATGTAGCCACTACTGATTGGTTTGACGATAAGCAGACAAATAAAATAGCAAAACTTACTTCTAAAAGTGGCAAAATTACTTGGGTAAAACTCATAGAATTTTTAGGTGAAGATGATTATAGAGATTATTATTCTTATGAAAAAATGGAGATTTCAGAAGAATCAAAATCCATTTTACATAAACAATATAATTACAACAAAGTTTGGGATGAATCTGATTGGGAGGAATTTGAATGAAATGTAGAATGTGTAAAAAACAAGTATCTGCACTTCATCCCATTGAGAACATCTGTTTAAACTGTTTTAATAAGGTAAAAATGTGGAGGAAAAGAAATGAATAAAATATTTAGAAGATGGATAATAGAAGCAGTAAATTCTACCAATGGTGAGATATTTACATCAAGTATGATATTAGATAAAATCATACATAAACATGGGGCTTCTGCAAGTATTGGAACTGCTTCTGCTATTGGTTGGTTGGTCACAAGACTACCTAATGTAGAAAAAGTAAAGGAAGGACATTACAGGAGGAAATTAATATGATGACTAAATATGTGACCGTAGAAGTGACATACGATACAGAAGAAACTTGGGATATAACTTTACAAGAAGTAAATGAAATATTTCAAATGATGAACAATTTGAAGCGTCATGCTAAAATTATAGATATTAAATTTGCAGAAGAAGTGGATAGAAATGATGATGGATAAAACAAATGAATTACTTGAGGAGTTATTGAATATGATAGCAAAATCAAATAGAATACTAATGATGGTAAATATAGTTAATATTATTACAATTATAACAATAGTGACGGTGGTATTATGAATGCTGAACAAATGAAAAAGAAAATTGAAGAATTAGAAATAAAAATTAAAGGATTAGAAAACGACTTAGATGTTTTGTATCAAACAGACAACAGAAAACTCGCAAGAGCAATACATGAGATACAAGAACATCTTAGAAAAGAAGGGCTTTATATCATAAATGATATTTATGCTCCTACAATGGTGGGAATGTCATGAAAGTAGTTTATGGGCATACAGACTCAATCTATGTTCAGATTGATTCTGTTGAAAAAGCCCAAAACTGTATTAAAGAAATAGAAGCAAGTGTTAGAGAACATTTTCCAAATATTCTTGGTTTAGAGCAACACCCCGTAGTTCTTGAATTTGAAAAATACTATTCTGCTTTAGGTGTAGGAACAACAAAGAATAGAAATGCAGGTATGATAACTTGGGAAGATGGAGTATGGCTCGATGAACCTAAATTTACAATGACGGGTTTTACTGCTAAAAGAGTAAGTGTGACCCAATTAGAAAAAGAAGTTCAAACTGAAACACTCAAACTTTGGGTGAACAATAAAAGCATGGCTGAAATAACGAAGTATTTGCATTCTATGTATAATGAAGTTCTTCAAGGAAAGATTGACAAAACGCTTCTTATTAAAAGAAGTCGTCTTAAAGAAGCAAGATTCATGGTTCAATGTCAAAAGTGTAAAAGAAAATATCACTTGAATGATATTACTGAACTGAATGTTTGTGGAGAAAATGAAGGTAGAGCAGGAACCCATAAGTGTGGTAATGGAGTATCTAACTTCTTAACGATAGAACAGAAGAAACCATCAATCGGTTCGGGTATTGCAGGAGTTTTATATTGCTGGCAAAAGAAAAATATTTCTTTTGATGACTCTTATCTATTCCTTAAGGTAAAGGGAGTAAATGATTACTATACCCATCCTTTAACAAAAGAAAAAAGAGAAGTGGAATATATGGCAGGAAACATCAATACTGATTTTGATAATTATACTCCCGATTGGGAACACTATGCGGAACAGGTTCTAAAGAAAGCAAAGCCTATTTACGAATCTATGGGATGGGATATTTCAAGTATTAGAAGCGGTAGGATTCAAACCTCACTAACGGAGTGGTTCTAATGGTTAGCGAACTGTGCGAAATGTGTGAAAGCCGATTCAATTTAAGACCTAAATCTCGTTGTTTAGGCAAAATAATAATTTGCGGAAAATGTAGAACTGAGACTCCTCCATCTATTTTTAGATGCGTTTCTACAAACAATAGAAACAATAGATGTAAAAATTGGAGAATGCCAAATGAACTAAGTTGTTCATATCATGTAAGGTGAATAAAAATGAATATAGATGAAAAATATGAAGCAAGATTGAAAACAATGAAAGAATATACATATGATTGGAAACCCGAAAATTATGATGACCCATCAAAACCTATTTTGAAGATTACAAAATCTTCAATGATGAGTTATCTTTGGTGTCCTAAAAAGTATGACTTTGCCTATCCGCAAAGATTACCTCAAGACCAAACAGAAGCCATGCGTAAAGGAACTATTCTACATAATCATAGAGAGAATTTCTTTAAGGATTTTGAGATACAAAAGGCAAGAAAAATGAATAATTCAGAAATTATGGAATACTGCACATCATTGATGCCAGTAGACGAATACTTTGATGTTTCATTAAATGTCGCTGCTTTTGAGGCTCAAAGGTTTATTGAATCAGTATCAGAAGATAAAGTTGAAGAATACCTACCAATAATTAATGAAGAACTTTTTGATTGTGAATTTACAGTTAGGGCAGATACTAACCCCAAGTATAAACTCTCAAGGGATTATGTAGTTCATCTTCAAGGAATTATTGATAGGGTGTTTATTGAGAATGGTGGTTTAATTCCATTTGAGTATAAAACAGGTGGATGGAAAGATAGTAAGAAAAGCGATATGAGGAAAGAAATGGCTTTCTATCAACTTATGATTGAAAACTCTCCCGAAGAAGTTTTAGAAAAACATGGCCTAACTAAAGATATGAAAGTCACCCATTGGGGTTGGTATTATCCTGCTTCTAACTATGTTTATGCAGAAAAAGTAAAGCAAGCCTCAATGACTTCTGTTCTCAAAACTATTGCTAAAATGATATGGTCTTATGAAAACGAACAGTTTCCAGTTTCGTTTTTCTTTAAGACCTGTTCTCAATACTGTTCTTATTTTGGTATTTGTGAAGGGGCTCAAGAAGATAGTTGGTTGTGATATATATGATACAATGGATGATTAGAAAAACAATAAAAGTAATGGGAACTGTATATGTAATTTTAGATAAATTTCTAAAACACGAAACGGGAGATATATTAGGAACGCCTATTGATGATGATTTTGAATCTATGTCAAGAAAAGAACTATGCAGATATATTGAACATAAATTTGGTTGGGAAGATGATGCTTTTTGGAATTTAGAATCCACACAAAAGATTCGGCTTTGTTGTCAAATTGCAAGAAATAATAAATTTAAGGTGAAGAAATGAAAGAAGATATTGAACAAAAAGTTAGAAGTAGAGAATGGACTTTCAATGAAATTTCTAATCTAAAATCTACAATAGAAACTCTATCAAATGACCTATTTATAGAAATGGATTTTATGAGTAGGTTTCAATTAGTCCGAGAAGTGAAGATAAACGAATCTCATATTGGTAGGGCTTTTGAAGATATTATGAGAGAAATTGCTATGATACAAATACAATCAGATGTTGCTGGAACTATTAAAAATATGTTAGGTAATGCTACAATTAATTTTGGAGGTAATAAAAATGAAGTTTCCGAGAGAAGTATGGGCGGGGAGTCACATCAAGAACGCTCCACAGATGAGAAGGAAGATAGTGTTCACGAAGAATGAATATATTGATTTTGTAAATGCTCAAAACAATAAAACTAATGTATATACAACGGTTTATGATTTTGGTCAATTTAGTGAAAATGCTAAAATTGATTCTACTGTAATAATAGATAGAATCTTTTTAGACTTTGATGCCCACGAAGAAGATTTAGATAAAGCATGGCGTGATGTTAAAACAGTAATGAATTATGTAATTGAAAAAGATTACCAATACACTCTTTTCTTTTCTGGAAGAGGATTCCATTTATTTTTATTCGGAGAAAAAACAGATAATATGAGAAATGTTCAAACGCTCTTTAGAGAAATTAAAGAGTATTTGATTTTAAAAGTAGGTAAAGATATAACTCTTGATGAAAGAGTAGGCCAAACAACCCGATTACGAAGAGTTCCCAATACTGTTAATATGTCGTCTTCTGATGGAAGAGGAAATGCTCGGTTTTGTATTCCTTTATTGGTTTCAGACCTTAATCTTACGATTGAGCAAATACTCACATTAGCAGAAAAGCCCCGCCAAATACCCTTTCAAAAGGGAGGAAAAAAGAAGGTAGTATTTCCCGAAGCACCCCCCATACAAGAAGTAGATGGAGAAGTTTCTGTTCCCGACACGATAGGTAGCCTCCCTATGCTTCCCTGCTTACACAATGCTATTATGACCGAGAATCCTTCTCACTTAGCAAGAGCATACCTTGTATCTTGGTATCGGGATTTAATTTCGGGCTATCAAGATTTAGCCACTTTAGAAGAAAAGTCAAAAACACTTGACTTGGTGGTAGAAGAGTTAGAGAGGGTCTTTGCTGAATCCGACACCGTTTGGTTAGATTGGGATAAGAACACAACTAAGAAACACGCCAAATTTACAGTGTATAATAATTATAATACGCCCCATTGTGACAAATTAATCAGTGAAGGATTTTGTATAGGAAAATGTTGGAGGTATCACAATGCTAATAATTGATTCAAGAGAAAACTCTAAACTTTCTGAATTAGTAGAAAAGAAAGCCAAAGCACTGAATATCTCTTGTGAAAAAAGATGGATAGAGATAGGAGATTATGTATTTGATGATGTTTGTTTTGAAGCAAAATCTTCTATTGATTTTTTAGGGTCTGTTATGTCTAAAAGACTTTGGACTCAATTAGACAATATGGATAGGCATTATCAAACAAATGTAGTTATTATTTATGGTTCTTTAGATGAAGCAATACTTAGTATCATTGAGAATTCAAAAAGCAAATTACAACCACATAGCAGAAAAATTATGCTAAATAACAAATTCTTGGGAGCAATCGGTAGAATTATTTTAGATACCGATATAAAACCCATATGGGTTAGTAGTGAAGAAGAAGCATCAGCAATTATTACTGGTGTTTCTAAAATGAAGCCCATAGAAAGAAAAACAATTCGCCCACAAGTATTCAAAAGAATATCAACGGATGATTTGAGAATTGATGTTTTAACAAGCATCAAAGGAGTTTCCATTAAGAAAGCAGAAGACTTGATTAAGGAGTTTGGCTCGGTTATGGAAATAGGCGAATGCTCGGAGTATCAACTCCAAGTAATTGAGGGGATTGGAGATACCCTTGCCAAAAGAATACTCTCCACATTAAACTCGGAAGAGAAGGTGAAAATATGAATGAAAATTATGATGAAGAATATGAGGATTATTCCTTTGAAGAAGATGCAAAAGCAGTTAGACAAGCCCTACCATTCGTGGTAAGAGAATTTGAAAAGTCGGCATTAGAAGTGTCACATAGGAATGGTATTCCTGCTTCTATTGCTTACTTTGTTCTCTTAGGACAGGTTTGTAAAGACTTTATTAGAATTCCAAATGGAAGAAATATCGAAGATAGTAGAATTCATTTCTGTTGGGTTCAAACAAGCGGAACAGGTAAATCTACCCTATGGAACTTTGTTGGTAGAGTAGCAGATAAAACCTTTAAACAGATAAACGAAATGAATCAGCACCCTCCTTTTATCAATAGAGATAACATTCCAATCACTCGGACTTTCAACACCTTTTCGGTCACTGATTATACTGATTCGGTATTGATTGGTAAATATGTAAAAGAAGCAAATGAAGATGCCGATGATGGATTTGAATGGCGAAGAAGGGCAGGTATTCTTGAAGGAAGCGGTTTAGCCCATTGGGATGAGTTTGAATATTCGGGAGTGTTTAAGCAATCTCAACACAAAGAGCAAAGTATTGTTTATCTAAATACTCTTATGAATTCATTGGCAGGAGAATCTTGGATTATTTCTAAGGCTCTTGATTCAATGGATGGTCAAACTATGGAATGTTATTGTGAGCGTTCAGTATTGGCTATGACTTACCCGCCTAATAATCTAAACAATGTCATGGCAGAAAAGGGTGTTCTACAAAGAATGCTTCTGTATGTTTGGGAAGTTCCTCAATATATCCAAGATGAGATGAGGTTGGAGCAAATAGGAAAGGCAGGAATTGTAGAAGAAGTAAATGCCCCGATTGATAAGTTCGCTACCTCTCTCGTTAAGATTTACAGTCTTGTAAAAGAAAGATATGATGCAGTAGGGCAAGACCCATTGAAAACTATTCGATATAGTGAAGACTTTAGACAGGCTCTAAAATTAGAATACACTAAAATGAATATGTATCTACAAAACACAAGACCCGATGTTGCTAAGATATGTTCTAACTTTACCACTCGGTTGATGAAGATATTGATTAAAATGTCAGTATTGTGTTCAGTTGCTTCTGCTCCATCAATTACTAACGAAGATGACCGATTCATCGTAACAGGCTCTCATGTAGGCCAGTCAGCAGTAATTGTGCAACAATGTTATAAGACATTGGTTATGTGGTTAGAACAATCCCTAAAGGCGAAGCGTCAAAGTTTGTCGGAAAATTCATTAGAGCCACTATTTATTTCTGTTTATAATAAAATTAAAAAAGATGAACAAGGATATGTCAATAAAAGTATTTTCTTAAGAGATGTAAGAACAAAAGCAAAAAAATCAAGAGCCCAAATTTATCAGCATTATAGTATGATTAGACACAAGTTTGAAGAAACAAAAGAAGGCAGAAGCGTATATATTAGATTAACAATGAGGAGTGATGAAGAATGAAATGGGAAAATACATACTTAGTATTTGATGTGCAAAAAGGGCCAAAAGTAATTATAGAAACATTAGACACCTATGGAAATGATGGTTGGGAATGTTGTTCTATGCTTATTGTAGCAGGAACTCAAATTGTTGCTTTCTTAAAGAGAGCAGTTGATGTTCCTGTTAAAGCCAATAAGGAAGAAGAAAAGATTACTAAACTTTGGTCAAACGAAAAGGAATGATATTCATGTCTAATGTTTTAGCGTTAGACATAGAAACCAAAAATATGTCTTATGAAATAGGCGGTTTCTCTAATACTCATATGTTTCAAGTTTCTACTGTTGCTACATGGGATGGAGATATTGGAACTGTTTATTTAGACGAAGGTTTAGATAGTATCAACAAATCTAACTTAATTGTAAAATCTCTTAGAGAACTTAAATATGATTTAGATGAACATTTTGAAAAAGGTGGCGTTTTATTAGGCCATAACATAGTTGCTTTTGATTTACCCATTTTAAGAGATTCATTAGATATTTACTGTATTAGAAAGTATTTGGATGAAAAGAAATATATTGATACATCTAAAGTTTTATTAAAAGAACATGGAGAAAGATTTCAATTAAAGAATTTAGTCAAATGCACAATGCAAGATGCTAAACTAATGGATAGTGCTGATGCTCCTAAACTTTGGAAAATGGGAAAATATAACGAAGTGGTGGATTATTGTATGAAAGATACACAATTGGTTTATGACCTTTGGAAATATGGTCAAGATAATGGAATTGTAAAAGCATTTTCAATAGAAGAAGAAATAGAAAAGAATTTGGAGGTAGATTGGTAATGACTGGTTGGGAATGGTTCGGCTTGTTTGTTTTTATCGTCATCTTGATGCTTCTATTTTTTGCCGCTTTTGGAGGAACTTCGGTGACTGATGAAAGCGTAGAAGAATACATGAAGCGTTTGATGAGTGAAAAAGGCGGAAAGTAATGCTAAAACAAGTTTGTCCGTATTGTAAAGAACAAACAATAGCCAAAAGAATACTTGGCTTTTATGTTGGTTCTAAAGAACAGATTAAACTTTGGGAATGTAGAAACTGCTTAGGTGTTTGGTCATTAAAGGGGGAGAAGGTGTAAAAGCCTTCTCCCTCGATTTTTTTTACGCTTTTTGAAAATAGCGTCAATTTTGAAATTTGTTCGATAATAACCTAATCTCCAATTATAACCCACGCTGGACCCACTATTGCTGCTTGAGCCCCTCCTGCTGGTATGTTTAAATTTCCATCTGTGACGGCAATCATTCTAACTCTATTTCCAATTCCTAAAGTATATGTTGGTATTGCTGGAGCATTACCTGTCACAAAGCCCAATCCTCCTTGAGCAGATACAGTGATAGCAGTTGATTGCAAATTAACTAAAGTCACTATATTTCCTGCAACTGCATTTGGGTCTGCTACGGCTACAAAACTTCCTGCTAATGGGTCTTCATGAATAAAATATATTTGTTCTACACAACTTATTGGAGTAGGAGTAGCCGATATGCCGCTAAGAATTGTAGTGGGATTAGTATTTTGATAAAATCCCGTAGTAGATAGTCCAGTAGTTCCTGTAACTGTTGTTGTAGCCGTCATAGAAGTTCCTGCCAGCATAGAAGTTCCAGAATTAATTGTAGTAGAAGCCTCAATATTTCCGCTTACATCTAATGTAGCAGAAGGAGAAGCATTAGCAATACCTATGGCATTAAGACCAGCATCAACAAAGAGCATATTTTCATTACCATTACTTTCAACTCTAAAATTACTATCTATGCTATCTTCATTAATTACTACTTCATTTTTAGTAATATCTATTCTTCTTCTAATGTCTCCACTATGAATGGTTCTTAAGAAAATTTCACCACTTTCACTACCCGCAGTATTATCATTAATACCTGCATATAAGTCAGCATATTCTTGT